ATAGGAGGAGGACGCTGTGCCTAAACAACGCCTAACAAACGAAGAAATCAAAGCACGCATCATTCTGTTCGTTGCCGCTGGACTCACACTCTCATTTGTGATGGCCATCGCCTCACTGATCTACGGCCTGCTGTTCGTCACCCAACCACTCGACCAAGCACCCAACGATGCTGAAGCATGGGCAGTCCTCTCACCAATGCTCATGACCCTCGCAGGTGGCCTCATCGGTGTACTCGCAGGCAACGGCCTCAAAGACAAACCGAAAGACCCACCAAGTGCCTCGTAAATACCCCTACTATCCAGTGACCGAACCCGGCAAAAGCAAACTGCCAGGCACCGAAAAGTTCATGGATCTATGCAAACGGCGCTACCCATCATTTACCAATCTGGGCGCTCTGTAGTGACACCATCAGAGCTGGTAGTAGTGATGCGCTGCACTTTGCTCATTTCCTCACGGCTAGGGCGTTTGTTCAGGTCTGAGCCTGCATAGCCAGCGTTAGCCAAAGCACGGCCCACAGCGCCTGTTTCGCAATTCTCCAGATGGCTGGTTTTGTTGATGTGGCCTTCGCCTCGGATTTCCTCAGCCCAACCGGTAGCAATCAAAACATCACCCTCAAAGAGTGACGCGCTAAACACAGCAGAGTTTTGCAGGTAATGCACTAGATCGGTAAGTACTCGAGGTTGTACGCCACGCACATGGCAATCTTTGAGCCATCGGTCAAGCCTGTGGGCTACTGGTTCGTAATCGTCAAGGTTAAAGCCCACTGGAGTACACCCTTTCAAGACGCGCAAGTTCCGTGGAAAGCGCTGCAGCTCGAGCCTGCAAAGAATCAATAATCTCTAGCAGTTCGCATTGTTTGCAATCAGCCTTTGGAAACCAGGTGCTGAGTCCGTGGTTGCATTTTTCGTGGTGTTGCATGCGCTTGATGCTTAGCGCTGGGTGCATTATTGCAAATGCTTCCTCAATGTCCATGTCGGGTGTTCCTTTTCTAACGCTTACAGCGTCTTATTTTTATAACAGATGGGTGTTTGGATTTGCATAGGTCATCGTTTAGGCCGTTGCAGTTGTTCTTTATAGCACCCCAGCCATAAAGCCCTACAGGCCAGCGATAACGCCCATCCTCGGTGTGGCCTTTGTAGGCAATCCGATCTACAGCTCGAGCCTGCTGGGCAAATGTGAGCAGGTGGGCTTTACGGTCTGATGTGTGGTTCCAGTTGTTCCAGGTGCCACTGTAAATGCCAAAAGCAGAAACATACGAGCGTGTGCGATGCTGCACATTATTGCCTGTCTCGCATTGGGCGAGTTTGATGTACCAGCTTTAGGCATGGGGTGGTTCCATTCCTCTTGCGCGTGGGCTGGTGTCACCATTAGAGCTGTCGAGAGTATTGCTATAGCCATAATTTTTTTCAATCCTCAAAAACCTCGGTAGGCAATCCCCACGCACCCCATGTTTCATACCTGGTGGCCACTTGGGCCTGCACGATCAGATTTGTTTCAGGGTCTATAAACACCTGTACTAGTAATTTCCTGTTTGCCGATACTAACGGTATGTAGGTGTACACCTTTGGCTTTTGGCTCACCGGTGGTTCCACCAGGCTAAGAGTATGCAAGTCACGCCTACGCCCATGCCAAAGCCAAAAAGGCTTGACCACCAGAAAATAGCATCGGTGCTCATGACATGGCCTTTACAGCGTCTATGCCTTGCTGAGTGATTGCACACACAATGCCCTGAGAGCCACTTGTAAGGGCTCTACGCGCGCCTGTGTCCTGAATTAGTCCCAGTGTGCGTAAATCGCTGCATCGCTTCCAGTAGCCCTTTATATCGTGACCGTCTAAAACGGCTCGAGCGCCTGCTTCCTCATCGGTCAAGCCAAGAGTGGCGTAAAAATACTGGCGTAGCAGGATTGCTCTGTGGCTTCCTACTCGTAACGGCTTAATTTGCCTGCTGGTCTCAGGGTCGGTGTCCCTGAATAGTGGTAGGTCTGTAAAAAGCATGTCGGTGCTCCCTTTGGTAGTTGGTTTTTTTACCATAGCAAAAACAAATTGCTATTGGTGGATACCTACGGCTTCGCTGGTTTTGGCAAGGCTCGCCACGCTGCCTCGAGGGCTTTAGCGTCTGTGGCCATGTCCATCTCGAGCTCGTAGTGCAACCAGCACCCACCTGTACCGGCGCTTTCCTCAGCGTTGGCATAAACGCGTACCCCTTTGATGCCCTCACCTCGACTACACCTAAAACCTCTGCCATGCTCGCCGTATTTGTAGTCATGCAGCTCGACTAAGCCGATGGCTTCGGAATGTTCGATGAGCCAGTCCCACAGCTCTTTAGCGTCTGCACGACCTGCGCGTGTCGGTGGATACCCAACATCACCAGCAACTCCGAGGCTGTGCACAGACAAGGTTTTTTTGCCTCGCATGTTGCGCACTACCCAGGTGCCCAAATTGGTAAATGATGGGTAGCGCCGTTTGCATAGATCCATAAACTTTTCGGTGCCTGGCAGTTTGCCTTTGCCTGGTTCGGTCACTGGATAGTAAGGGTATTTACGAGGCACGGCCAAATGCCTTGTCTGTTGGGTTGAAGTAACGCATGGCTGTGGGTATGGCTGCAGCCCAGACTGCATTGAGTGTTGCTGTGGGGCTTTGTGTCGCTGTGTAAGTGGCTACTGCGCTGGCGAGTAGTGAGCGTCCGTATGAGGCGATTAGTGCTTTGTGTTCTGTTGTGAGGGTCATTCTGTGTCCTTTGTTGGTGGTTTGGTTGGCCCTTTGATCCCGTTCGAAGCGAGCAAGGATGAGAGCGCCCCACTAAGAAAAAGCATCATGGGGGATAAGAGCGCCCACGCAGATTTATCATTCTCACTGACCTCGAGAGGCTGTACGACAAATAGCAAGCCATAAAGCAAAGCACCTGTCGAAGCAACAAATGTGACTGACAATGTGATGCCAACAATCAGTATGAGTCGGGCTTTGATTTCGTCGTTGGTGTAACGCCGTCTAGCCACAGCGACCACCACCAACTTGATCTGGTGCTTCTACTGCACCTGGTGCTTTGTTTTTGATGCGTTCGCAGTTCACTCTTGTACGGTCTGCACAGGCTGTGAGGGTGATGGCGAGCAGACTAATCAGGGCTAGGCGTTTCATCTGTTGCCTTTGGTAGTTCTGCTAGTTCTTCTTCGGTCATGTCCCTCGTTTCTGAGGGTGTTCCGTCTGCGTAGTGCGTTGTTATTTGTGGTGTGTTGCTCATTTTTATGCCTGCCTGTAACCATAGATGCGAACATCACCGGCAATAGTGCCACCACCTAAGTTTAGTATTCGGATACCGTCGTAGGCGTTTGCGAGGTTGTGGTTAGTTGAACCACTCCATGCGTTGTAAATAGTTGTCGCTGAGGCGAAGCCTTGACTAGTTCCGACAAGTTGTGTTCGTTGTGCTAATGCTGGCCCCATAATGTCGAAAGAGCAACTGCTATCCCTCAAAGCCGAGTTTGCTTGGTAGTTGTAGCCAAGATAGCCACTAGTGCCTGCTGCAAGAGGAATTGAAGTTGCTGCACCTGCTGATGTGTAACCTGTCATTGCTGTGTAATAGTTTGAGCCTGTTTCGGGCGTTGTGCCTGTAAGCATTTGAAACACTAAATACTGCGCAACGGAACTTCCGAAGCCACCAATTACTATTCGATAATTTGCGTATGTAGAAGTGAAGCACCCTGCAAAGTTTGTCGCCGTAGATGACAACGCACCACCAGCAACATACACCAGCCCAGAGTTGGCCAAAAAAATATTAGTGTCACTCGCTGTGAGGACTTCGCCCGTGGAAAATTGCTTAGTAGCCATGTTTAGTATGCCAATCTGTTTGAGTCGAGTTTACCAAAGGTCGCATTATCAAGTATCAAGTAAGAGTTTAGGTCAGCACCCGACACAAAGAACGTGTATGAAGCGCCAGCAGGAGTCGCAGACACCCTCACACCCTCAACCAAACACTGATAAGTAGTGCCACGAAAAGTAACGGCCACCTGGGTACCGGCACAAGTGGTTAGGTCAGTATTCCAGCCCACAAAATCAAGGTAGTTTTGCGCTTGTGCTTCGGCTGAACAAGTAAAAGAACTAATAGCAAAACGAGCTGTGCCGTAGTTAGCGAGCAGATAGTTAGCAAAGTCTGTGGCTTGGCTGGTGCTGGCGTTGAGCGTGTTTGTTTGATACGCCCGATATGGCGTGGTAGCGCCAGCCTGGGTAACAGTGGCTGCGCTAAAACCTTCTGGCGTTACGGTCACTTGTGTGTAGTAGTTGTCGGCAAGGCTGTCAAAACTAATCTGGTTGTATTTTTGTATGTTGCCAACATTGCTTACATCGCTAAAGCTCGGTGGGTTGAGAGCCTTAGTAGCAAAAGGGCTAACAATGATTGCATTGTTGCCTAACTCCCACAGACGTGCGTTTAGCGTTTGACATACTCGAGCGACCCAATCGCCCCACGTGCCACTAACTGTGGTTGCGCTTAGGTTGCCATTGAACACTGGGGTGGGGTCAATAGTGGTTAGTGGTTGCACTTGTAAGGTTAAACCTGTTTGTGCATTTGATGAGGCCACCTGAGTGTTGATGTTGCCTGCAGCCATTGCATAGTTGTTGCCTTGCATACGGCCAAAACGAGCAAACGAGCCCTCAGCTTGAACAGTTAGATAGTCAGCCTCACCTACGCCACCTGAGTATGGAATACCGTACTGAGCATTGACATCAGATATAAAACCTGTCCAAATGAGTTTGGTGGTTATTGAGGGTGTGATGTTTCTAATCCTGAGCTGTGTACCTGAAACCAAATCCGTGATGGGTGAGGCGTAGCCAGTGGGGTAGCGCATTTCAACAGTGGCTGTGCCTGTTTTGATTTGGTCTAACTGTGAGATACGGCCAGCATTGAAATTGATATTTTGCACATTGGTTAGTGCTGTCCAGGTAGAGCCATTGGTCGAGTACGACACCTCATAAATCTGCAAAGCCATGATTAGTAGATGTTGCTCACACGGATAGGTACAGAACCGTTCTGCCTCATGTAGGTACGCAAAGCATTTACCACGCTCTGAGGGTCGCCACCATTGACGTTGATAGTCACATTGTTGCCACCCATCTGACCCATACGATCTAATGGGATTACAGCCTCGGGGCCTTTCTCACCAATCATGGCTAGGGTCGCGCTAGTGACAATGCCACCGTCTGCCAGCATTGGAATGTTAGGAACATCGAAGCCCTTGCCACCGAGGCCAGGCACCCAGCTAGGAACCTTAAACGAGAGTTTGCCGATGGTGTTATTCCACAAGGTAGCGATGCCGTTGAAAATGCCTTTATAGAAGCCGAGCAGAGTCTCAAAGTAGCTTTTGATTACGCCAATGCTAGAAGTGACCACGGTATTGATGACACTAAAAATGCTGTCCACAATGTTGCGAAAGCCCTCAAACTTTTTATAAGCAAGCACAAGGCCAGCCACTAAAGCAGCAATAGCAATAACCATAAGCCCAATAGGGTTAGCTGCAAGCGCTACATTCAAGCCTGTCTGTGCCGTAGTTGCTGCAGTGGTTGCTCCAGCCTCAGCCACTATCGCTGCTGTAGCTGTGCCGGTCACTGCAGCATAAATCGCTTTAGCAGCGCTCGCTGCAATGGTGTATGCAGCCTGCACTTTCATTGCTGCATTTATCGCTACTACTGCAGTTGCTAAGCCACCAATGACACCTGCAAAAACTAAAAAGAGCGTGGTGTTTCTTTGGGCAAAATCTCCAATGCGCTGAAGCACTGGCAGTACAGCCTGGATTGCTGGCATGAGTGCAGCACCGATTGATTCTTTGGTTTCTTGCAGGCTGATGCTTAGGCGTTTGAATTGCCCCTGAGCAGTGTTCGCAGCTGTCGTTGCTGCACCACCTGTGGCTGTGCCAATGGCATACATGACATCTTCAAATGATGCACCGTCCTCAATCATCTGGCGATACTCGGGTGCCAACTTGGCTAAAGCCTTGAGATTTCCACCGTAAGCCCGTTCCAAAGTTTTGGTTACTGAGGCCAATGGCACGCCTTTTTGGGCAGCGAGATCCATAGCAGCAGTTGCTAGTTTTTGTGCTTCACTGACTGAGCCTGTAGCCCTCACAAGTCCAGCCAAAGCAGGGCGTAATTCATCGTCCGTGATGCCTAATAATTTGCCTTGTGCGCTAATCCAATCCTCAACACTGGCAATTTGTGCAGAGTTAGCACCTGTGGTTGCCGTGAGCTGGCGCGCTAATTCTTGCTGTGCTGCATCGTCCTCGATTGCTGCCTTAGTTGCGTCACCGAGCGCAACAGCCAAACCAGCCACAGCTGCAGCTGCAGGTAGCGCTGCTTTCTTGAGGGCGAAATTTGCCTTGGCTCCCACGGTGCCGAGGCTCTGAAATTCCTTCACTGCACGGTCAATTCCCTTCGAATTGAACTCGCTCACGATTGGTATATAAACAGCCATTAGCCGAGTGTCCTGTTTACCTGGTTGAGCACTTGCTCAATCGCCTGCAAAATGTCTTTGGTGGCTTGACCATAGATGTATTCACGCTCACGCCACATACCACGCTGGGCAGGGCCGTAAGCCGTTGTGAGGTACGCAGAGAATTGGCCTGTGTCGCCACGCAAACCTGCCATGTCAAAAATGGCACCACCGGCATCTTTTTGTAGCAAGGTAACTAGAGGCGATGAGCCACGCTGACTACGGCCACCCACCTGAATGGTTACACCTTTGCGCACTTTCTTAGGGTCATATGAAAGGCGACCTGTGCCCTTTTTTGAGGGTGCCATACCTGATAGGGGTGGCTGTGCAGGGTAAGTCATTGAGACGCGACTCACCATCTCAGCACCACTGGCCTTGATCTGGTTTACAGCTTTGAACTTGGTTTTGCTGTCAATCTTTTGCAGTTCAGCCAGCGCTGCCTTCAGGCCATAAATCTCGGTGCTTGCTGTAACGCTCATTTAGCCTTTTTCCTCTGCTCATTGATAATACTAATGCAGGTGTTCAGGTCGGGTACATCAAACTCTATTTGTGGTGGCCACCAGCCACACTCGACTAGCAGTGTTGCTAGAGAATGTCGGTAGG